TTCTACAAATCTGTCAGCTGGTGATACAGCGTATGTCTCAGCATCTAATAGATTTTATCTTTCAAATGGTAATGGCTGGTATAACGTAGCATTAGTTAACGTCACCCCAAGTCTAACTATCAGTCCATCAGGTGCAATAGCGTTGAGTAGTGCCGGCACTGCTACTGTTATAACACTCACTGGACAAGACTCTGACAATGCTAACTTAACGTTTAGTGTAGAGTCAGACGGTACATTCTTAGGTCTTGGAACTATTGTTCAGGATTCTAGTGTATTTACTATTACGCCTTTTAGCGAAGACTCTGCTACACAGACATCATCAACTCTTACCTTTAAGGTTACTGACGGCGTTGGTATAGGTTCAGGTACAACTTCACTATCACTTACTTTTGGCATTGACTGGGGAAGTGTAACATATTATAGAACAGAGTTTGGTGGGCCAGACGGAGGATACTACACTAACGAATCAGTACATATGACTGATAGTGGTACAAGATGTTTTGCAGGTGGTACTGGTGGTAACGGCGTATTAAACGCTTATGTGTGGCATGATTCGAATAAGACATGGACACAAGAAGCTACAATTGTAGCCAGTAATGGAGCTTCTAGCGATCAGTTTGGTCAATCTGTAGACGCTAATCATGACGCTACAAAATTAATAATCGGTGCACCTGGACAAGCCTCAAACACTGGGTCAGCATATTACTTTACACGCAGTGGCTCTACTTACACTCAAGTTCAAGAAATTGCTGCGTCAGGAATGTCGGGTTCAAACACGTATTTTGGTTCAGAAGTTTGCATGAGTCGCGATGGTAACCGTATAGGAATATCAGCACCGAATAACTATAGTCAAAACTATGGAAGCATACATACGTATTACTTAGACGGAGGCACTTATTCAGCAAGTACGTCTTGGACCGGTGCTAGTAATAACTATTATATAGGTCGTTATATGGAGATGGATCATACTGGTGACAGGATTTTTGCTACATCTCATTCTACGATCGGAGAAAATTACGTTCGTAGATGGAACGGATCGGCGTTTGTTGCAGAGCAAACTATATCAATTTCAAGTACAAGAGAAATTACTACTAATGGCGACGGAAGTATTCTTGCTATAGGTAATGTTCCTTTAGAAGTTAACATCTATAATAGATCAGGCACTACTTGGTCTAAAGCTGATTCAATTGGAATGCATGAATTAAACACTGCCGGCACTGCTGTTGCAGGTTTTGGATATAATGTATCATTGAGTGATGACGGCCTGTTACTTTATATAGGCTCACAAGATGGAAATCCTGAAATTTCTTATCTCTTAGATAGAGATAGTGTAGGCGCAAGCTTTTCACCAGCCCTTAAAATAGACGAGCAACATAGAGATTCAGCAAACGGTTGGAGTGATATGTTTAACAGTTTTGGTCATGGAGCGGTGGCCAAAAATACAAAAGATGCGTTTGGAATAGGAGGTTGGTATCAAAAAGCTGAAAACGCTTTAGGTACACCTGGTCCAAGTAGCGCTAGAGGTATACTCACACTATATCATACTTAAGAGAAAAAAACATATAAATAGTCAAAAGATTCTTTACTTTGGAGACTATTTCTATGGCAAACCCAACTTCTAGGGATACGCTGATTGATTATTGTAAAAGGCAACTAGGTGATCCAGTACTAGAAATCAATGTAGATGAAGATCAGGTAGAAGATCGCATTGATGAAGCCCTACAATACTATCAAGAATATCATTCAGATGCCACGATTAGGACATATCTGAAACACCTCGTTACAGCTGACGACGTGACCAATGAGTATATTCCTATTTCGAGTGACGTACTCTACGTTTCAAGATTGTTTCCAGTATCAAGCGCTTTTAATTCTTCATTTAATTTCTTCGACATTAAATATCAGATGATGTTAAATGATATTGCTGATTTACAAAATTTTGCCGGTGATTTAGCATATTATGAACAGATGCAGCAATATCTTTCAATTCTCGATATGAAATTAAATGGACACCCTCAGACTACATTTGCTCGTCACCAAGATAGGTTATACATTCACGGCGAGTTTAAGAGTGAAGATATAAAAGAGGGTGAGTACATCGTAGCAGAAATATATTCAATACTAGATCCAGATTCACACACATCAATTTACAACGACTTGTGGCTAAAAGAGTATGCAACTGCTCTCATAAAGCGTCAATGGGGTATGAACCTGTTGAAATTCGATGGCGTCCAACTTCCTGGTGGAGTGTTGCTCAATGGACGTCAGCTTTATGATGATGCCACTGCAGATATAGATAGGTTAAGAGAGAGAATAAGAAGCGAGTTTGAATTACCGGCAGACTTTTTTATGGGTTAGTTAAATGGCTAGAAACTTTTACTTCTCGGAAAAAGTCAGGTCGGAGATGGACCTGTACGAAGACATTATTATTGAGTCCATGAAGATTTATGGGCAGGATGTTTATTACTTACCGAGAACACTCGTAAATGAAGATAAGATACTAGGCGATGATGTTGCTTCATCATTCGATGCCTCATATAAGATTGAGATGTACATTGAAAATGCTGAAGGTTTTGACGGTGAAGGTGATCTATTTACTAAATTCGGTGTTGAAATAAGAGATGAAGCAACCTTTATTGTAGCCAGGCGTAGGTGGAAGAACACAGTTCGTCGAGCTGCAAACGCTATACAAGGTGACAGGCCGACTGAAGGTGATTTAATTTACTTGCCTTTATCTAAATCTTTATTTCAAATAAATCATGTGGAACATGAACAACCTTTCTACGCTATAGAAAACTTACCTACATTTAAGTTAAGATGTCAGCTGTTCGAATATGTTGGCGAAGATCTCGATACCGGCATTGAAACAATAGATAATATAGAGAAAGATTATGCTTATAGTTATAATCTAAGACTTAAGTTGCCTAAGCAAGCAACAGGAACTGCGAGTATTTCATAATGGCTGCGAAAGGTGTAAAAACTTTAACGATTACTGACAGTGGAGAAAGATTTAGTTTTTCGCCGTATGTAAAGTTTACTTTACCTGATGAAGACTCAAGAAATGCTGGTGGATTAATAACACTCGATGACTCTGGCAAAATAGCTTCAATTACAATTACAGATAGCGGCAACTATTATACATCAGCACCGACTGTGACTATTGCAACAGATAGTGCTAATGATAGTGCAGCCGTAACTGCACTAATTACACGAGGACAGGTTTCTGGTTTCACCATTACCGATTCAGGTTTTGGCATGGATTCATGCAGACTGATAATTACTGCGCCTAATGGTACACCTGGAGATTTTGTTGCACAGGCTAGAACACTAATAGATTCGAGTTCTGAAAAAGTATCACAGCTTATTTTAGTAGATAGCGGAAACTTTTATTTGAATCCACCTACTATGACAATACACGGCGGTAATAACATAGAAAGCAGCTATGAAAGAGATGATAACATAGAGCAAACTTTATCAAGTGGAGTAAAGATTAGAGGTGAAGTACTTAATTACTTATTAGATTCTGATGGTGATTCTGCTAGAGTATTAAGAGTTGGTCATGTCGGTGCCGATGACGGTAAGTTCCGTGAGTTCGTGGTAAATAGACAAGTAGTAAATACTAGTCAATCTTTTACTAAAGGCCTTGAAGTAATTGGAGTTGATGAAGAGAACCGCATGTCAGAAAATGAACAAAATGAATTCTTTACGACATCTGATATCGATGACTTCTTGAACTTTAGTGAAGATAACCCATTTGGTGATCCGGAGAATCAGTAATGGCACATAAAATTTCATTTAGTAGAAAATTACCAGTTGAAAGTCAGCCAGCTGAAACTAATGGCCCTGGTGCAGCTGTGTATAAAAAGTATGAAAGTGAAAATAAAATTGTTAAATTTTCTATTCAACAATTAACTGATGAATTAGATAATATAGAAATAGTTTTTGATAGCAAAACTAGTGCTGATGATTTTTTATCAGAAATGGAAGAAATATCAGGTCCTGGTTCTTATGAATCAGAAATTTTAAGAGAAGACGTTTAATGTTTGGTGGACATTTTTATCACGAAAGAATTAGAAAATCAGTCGCTGTATTTGGCAGACTGTTTAACAACTTATACGTGGTAAGAAAAGATGCTGCAGGTGGTGTATTGAATCAGATGAAAGTTCCGCTATCTTACGCGCCAAAGAATAAGTTTTTAGATAGAATAAGAGAGAATCCGAGTTTACAAGATGATACAAGGGTGGCGATTAAGCTACCAAGGATGTCTTTTGAAATTACAGATATATCATATGATTTAACTCGACAATTGACTAAGGTAAGTAATTTCAATACAGTCGGTAACACTAGAGAAACAAGAAATAAATTCTTTTCACCTGTACCATACAATATTGGTTTCTCATTAAATATATTTGCTAAAAGTCAAGAAGACGCCTTGCAATTAGTTGAGCAGATTTTACCTACGTTTAATCCTCAATATACAATATCGATATTTCCTTTCAAAGATATATACCCAACCTTTGTCGAGGACGTACCGATTGTTATAACGAGTGTTTCATTTAGTGATGACTTCGAAGGTCAATTAGAAACACGAAGAACTATAATATACACATTAACATTTGAAATGAAAGTTCAATTTTATGGAAACATAGAGAATAAAAATATTATTCGTAAGTCACAGGCAAACGTATTCGAATCTAAAGCAGGTTTGGGCGGCGATTCAGATGTATACTTAGAAAGAGTAACGGTTACACCTGACCCGATAACAGCAATGGGTATGCCTGACAGTGACTTTGGTTTCACTGAAGAAATTAAACTAGGAGTGGATAGCGCATAATGGCACCAAGAAATCATAAAAACTGGTTAAAAAAACCAAAGGTAGA